TCATTTTGCATCGTTTTACTAAGTGTCATTACATTATTCGACATGATTTCGAGCGCGTCCGGTGCTTTTTTCAGTTCCGGAGTAATCTTTGAAAGCAAGTCCTTATAAACGACCATAGCATTTGACGCATCGACACCGAACGCTTTTGCCGTGTTACGGGCTTTGGTGGCGAGAACGTCCAGTTCCTTCCCCTCCATGTTGGTGATACCGGACATTTCGGCAACGGCAGTTTCAAACCGGATGCCCGGTTCGATGGCGTCGTTAAAGGAATCACGGATATTGTCAACACCTTCCTTCAGCTGGTTGAGAAAGAACATTCCCTTTCCCAGCCCTTCCAGTTTTCCGGCTGTTTTTCCCGATGTCTCCCCAAGACGTTCAACCACTTCCTCCGTGTCATCGATCACCCGTGTAGCTTCTTCGGCTGCATCGGTTGCCGCATGTAGCGGAGACGTGATCCTGTCAACCAGTTCCAATATCCATTGAGTCACTTGCATTGTCTTTTGAGAATAATCGGTTTACAACTTTAGCGAATGCATTGTGCATTACTATTTCAAATTCTTCCAACTCCGTTTTCCGCAACATGCGGTATTCGGCATAGAGCCGGAGCCATTCATCTTCGTCCAGTTTGTCCGGGATGTCAAAGCCATATACTTTTTTCAGGATGGCATCTATTCCCTCGACAAGACCGAACGCTGATGAATATTCCTCTATGCTTTGCTGATAAAAGCCGCCTGTCCGGCGATCAGTTGTCCGATAGCGGTCAGGACTGAAGTATAGACGGTAGAATCTTCCAACGCCTCCATATTGCCAGCCGCCACGCAGTTCCGGATCAGGATGTCATTTGCTTCTTCAAGATCATCCTTTTTCTTTGCCATAGCCAGCAGGATGTTTTTTTTCGGGCGGACGATCAGGTAGTCGTAACGTTCATCCTCGTCCACCTGTACGGTGACATGCTTCAGGCGTTTTCCGTATTTCAGTTTCAGTTCCGTATGCTCTTCCTCTGTGAAATCGACAATCAAAGCCTTTTCCTCCGTTGTCAGTTCCTCGTAAGGCTTTCCAGCCTTGATTTTCATTTCTTCTTCTTTCATTTTAAAAGTCTTTTAAACGGTTATTAAACTACATTGCCACATTCCAATCGATATGGCTGGGAAGAAGGGTGAATTGTGTGGCAATGCTTTTATCACCCTGTTTAACGTCCACGCCATTGTCCGTGAATTCGACGTTCCGGATTACGTCCTTCATGACAAGCCCTTTATACTCATACATGACCGGAATGTCGAACGGCTCGATATCCGTGAGACGCTTTCCCGAACCTAGTGCCAGTTGCAAGGCGTTCACTTCTTCTTTCAGAAGGGTGATCGATGCTTCAGCCTTGTAATTCCCCTCACCGCGACCGACAGGAAATTCACCGGCACCGTAGATGTTGTCTTTCTCTTTGCTGTCTTTGTAGGAAAGGGCTGTGATACCCTCTACCTGACGACCGAGCATGACAACCTTGACGCTGTTCCATCCGGCTATTTTTCCGAACTTGTTGATTAATGTTCCTAACAATGCCATATTTTCAGATTTTATTTGTGAAACCCAAGTCAATCTCAAACTCATGTACAATACCGTCTGCAACCAGTTTTACCTTGATATTGAAAGGCTTGTCGCTGACAGCCATCTGTTTGGGATTGATATAAATGTCGAAGTCTGCAATATCCTCCGAAGTTACCATAGTTTCCAGTGCGGATTTGACAAGCGCGTCCCAACTGCTGATCGTGGTATTACTGATATATCCGGTTGACGGGTCAGCTTTCACCTTACTTCTCACACGCGGTAACAAGGTATTGCGGATAATACGTGCCGCCTTGTTCCAAACAGCGTTATATTCAATATATGCATAGTCGCTGTCCGCTTCCGTACACGTACATGAATTGCTGAAAAAGAATCCGGCATACCCTTGAAAGCTGCCGACGAAGATATACCCTTGTTCAGTCAGTTTTTTCTGGTCGGATACGCTCAACTGTGAGAAGGGTTTGCCATTGCTCAAGGCTGCATCCAGCCAAAGCCCGTTCAGTTTGTCAGTCAATGGATAGTCCTTTGTCCCCTTTGCCGTCCGTGGGTGGTTTTCAATATCAACACTGCCCATATTTTCATGTACATAGCGGACAGACAGCATTCCGAGTGCGCTTCCCACGGCAGCGTGTGTCCGGTATGCTTCATCCTTTGCCGCCCGTGCCGGGTCTTGTGCAATCACGACAGAGACATTTTCAGCATCCAACTTCCGGAGGTCGACAGCATCGGCAATGGCATTGATATACTTTCCGACACCTTCCAATATTACCGCATCGATATACAGGTGGTCTTCCCTGAATTTATTGACCATCTTCTGTGCCTCTTGTACGGCTACAGTGATTGTTTCGTCCGCAGTCAGTGAGCAGATACCAATGGTGTTTACTCCGTTGATGGTACGTACCGCATTGACGAAATCTTCTTTCGTCAGCAGGCTTGACACTTTTTCAGACTTCGGAACCAGCATAAGATACAGCGAACGTTCCGGAGACAGGCGGAAGACTTCGCTGGTATGGTAATGCACCAGTTCCTTGTTTTCAAGATCAATGGTATCATCCCAACCAAGTGCTTCCAAATCGGTAATGTCGTTGAGGTTTTCCGGCTTGTAATATTCAAGTTTTCCGATCTCCGATCCACCGACCACGAGCAAGATGATGCGGTCACTGGTATCGGTATCCCGTACCAGCCCGCCATTAACTTTGTTGATGATTACTCCTGTAAAATTTCCCATAAAATAATTCGTTATACGGATTTACCTGATAAAATTGCACCAACACCGAAATCTTCAATACGGTCTACAATACCGTAGGTTTGGGTACGATATTCGGATGTAGGACTCTTGCTGCGTGTATCGGTCGTTTCCGGACGATACAGGGATTTCACGGATTCGATGTGGTAATACGTATTCGGAGCATAGAAGAACGTGCTTGCCTGAAAGTCCGTTTCGGCAGACGGTTTTGTGCCTTCCGCCACCTTCTTGGCTGTTTCCGCATTATAGAACGGGCAGTCGTTATTCTCAAAGAACTTGATACCCATGAAGCCTTTCGGTTTTCCGGTTGCCGGATCAAGGTAGAAAGTACGGTCATAGAAGTACTTGGACGCATCCTTATCCAGCAACAAGTCACCCATGTGCAGGGGGGAAAGCACCATGTACAGGGCATCGGTAACGGGAAGGTTCCACGTCTTTGCGAGCGTTGCAAAATCGACCAGATCCTTATAAGACAGTCTCAAACGACCATTAATATCTTTCTCACCCGTTGTCCGGATAACAGGCATTTCTTCGTTTGAATCATCCTCCGGAGCCAGTTTGTGCAGCACATGGTTGCGGATACCGACCTGAAAGGCTTCATTGTGCTTCACACGGATAGCAGCGCGCTTGTCAAAAGCGAGATAACGGATTTCGTCATCCGTACAGGAACTGGGTTCCGTATCGTAGATTTCCCACGGTACGATATAATTCTTTCCGGTCATTTGCTTCGGTTCAAAATCTTCCGTGTTGTTTACGCGAAAACCGACATTGTTAATCAGTTTGTTTCTGCGTACACCGTCCGCAGCCAAAGCTCCGGCAGGAACAGAGCCTAAAACTTGCATGAAGTCCGCCCTGTAATTGCGACGTTCGATCAACAGTTGGGGATCGACGTACTTGTTCAAATAAAGACCGTCTACTGGTTGTGCCATATTCTTTTTTTTAAATGGTTAGTATTTTATTTTCCGTTACGTTTCACGTAGTCATCCAAAAGACGTTCGTATTCAGCCGGATTTTTCTCCATAAGGTTTCTCAAGGCTTCCGGATCGTTTTGAAAGTCTTCAAACTTTTTGTTTGTGGAATCCGTCAGGCTGGGAGCGTGAACTGCCGGCATTTCCACGGGTTTGATGGCATCAAGCAACTTCTTTGCGGTATCGAAATTGCTGGTCAGGTTCGCCTTCCAGTCGTCACGAACGTCGGCTGTGATTCTTTTTTCCTTGATCGCACTGTTCAGGATGTTTTCGATTTCCTGTTCCTTGCGTGCCTCCTCCTGTCTTTCGAGCATGTCGACGCGGTCTGCCTTACGCTTCCATACGTCTACCTGTGCGATGAATTGTGCTTCCGTGGTACTTGCGTCCATTCCGAAGCGGGTAGTCAACATTGTTAAATCCATGTCATTTTTTGATTTTTCGTTATTAATAGAGTCAGTAATCTCAATTTCACCTGTGTAGCCGCAGTTGGTAATCATTTGTGCCGTAGCCTTATCGACTTTTGCCTTGCCTGTAACTTCCGTCACAAAGCCGTTTTCCTTCGCTTCCTGCGCGCTCATCCAGTAGTCGCCCTTCTCCCAGGCGTCCCGGATTTTCTTCTTGTCCGTGCACTTTGACAGGAAGGCATTCAGATAGTGCTCATTCAGTTTGCGCATGACCTCCAAAGCCGATTCAATATCAGCGACTCTCCCGCATGCCCCTCCGCTGACCTGATGGATCATGAAAAGTCCGTTGGCAGGCATGGAGAACGATGTGCAATTGATAGCGATGTAGGTTGCCGCACTGGCTACCAGCGCACCGCCTTCACCCGTAATTTTGCCGGGAAACTTCTTGATCACGTTCACGATCTCGTTGGCTTCGAAGCATTCGCCACCGGGAGAGTTGATATAGATATGCACATCCTTGATTCCTGATCTTATCAGTTGCTCAACTTTGGAAGTGAATTCCGCTTCCGTCTCCCTCCATTTTGATATTGTGCCTTTGAGTTCAATCCGGGCACGTCCGTTTTCCGCTGTTGCAGTCAGATTCATTTTCGCGATATTTAAAATTTCATGCTGCAAAATTGGAAAAGGAAAGGCGGGTACGGAAAAAGCGTTTTCATCTTGGAAAAAAAACAGTGTTAACAAGGACGTATTTTTTCCAACTTGGAAAGAATACGTTCCAACATGAAAAGCCGTTTTCCACAGGTGATGATGAAATATGACCTTTGCTGCGTAAACGAAAGGAAGCGATATGCCAAGCAAAGAATACTACCGTAAATTGAAGAAGGAAGCGCACGACCTTTATGTACGTGAAGGAATGACGTGCAAGGAGATTTCCACACGAATAAACGTGTCGGAAAGGTCTGTTTCAAGCTGGATTAATGAGAATGACGCACTTTGGAAAAAAGAGCGTCAGGCATCTGTTATTTCATCGCAAAAGCAGGGTGACAACCTGAAACAGATTATCAACATTCTTGCAGACCAAAAACTGGAGCTGCTGCGCATGATTGACGAAGCCATTGCGGAAGGTGACAGCGACAAGGTGCTCGAACTACGAAAACAGGCGGCTACGCTTGACAACAGTGTGGCGCAATGGGGAAACCAGCTCAAAGAGGTGGACAAAAAGAACCGGATTACGCTGGCTATTTACATTGATGTCATGAGCCGTATATTCGATGCGATGAAGGTGTACAATGCAGACCTTTATTTTAAAACACTGGACTTTCAGGAGAACCACCTTTATGAAGCCGCAAAAATGTTGGGATAATGAAAGTCGAAGATAGCAAAGCCCTCAAAGAGTATCAGGAGAAGTTAAAACGTGCACGGTGCACAGGCAACCTGATTGATCCGGACGAATCTCTGACAGTTCGGATGAACCGCATACAGCGTGCCAAAAATGATGTCAAATACCTTGTTGAAACTTATCTTCCGCATTATGCGACCGCAGACTGTGCGGACTTTCAGATCGCTCATGCCAATAGGGTGATGAACGATCCGATTTATAAGGGATATGCCGAATGGGGGCGCGGACTTGCAAAATCGGTATGGAATGACGTGATCATTCCCCTATGGTTATGGATCAATGGCGAGACGCATTATATGTGTATCGTTTCCGACACATTTGACCGCGCTTGTGACCTGCTGGAAGATTTACGTGCAGAATTCGAGGCTAACGAACTTTTGAAACACGACTTTGGCGAGCAGTATAATCCGGGATATTGGGAAAAGGGAAACTTCGTAACGATGAACGGCTTTATTTGCAAGGCGTTCGGTGCGAAGCAAAAGGTTCGCGGGCTTCGTAAAGGCGCACACCGTCCTGACCTGTGGATAATTGACGACTTGGAGACACCGCAAACCATCAAAAACAACCGGATGCAGGATGATTATGCGGACTGGATCGAAGCGGACGTGCTGGCAACCATGACGGGAAAGCGCAGACGTCTGATAGGTGCTAACAACCGTTTTGCATCCCGAATGGTACAGACGATTCTCAAACAACGGCATCCCGACTGGGACTGGCATCTGGTGAAGGCTTATGATCCGGTAACGTATGAACCAGCGTGGAAATCGATGTATTCTCCCCAGTTCTATCGTCAACAGGAAAAGGACATGGGTATTCTCGCAGCACATGCGGAATATAACCATGTACCGCTTGTCAAGGGTAAAATATTCAAGCCCGAAATGGTGAAATGGGGAAAGCTCCCTGACCTTCACACGATGAATGCGATCGTGGCACATTGGGACATTGCGTATGCCGGGACGGATACGAGTGACTTTAACGCATGTAAGATTTGGGGACGGCATAAAAATGATTTTTGGCTGATAGACGGATTCGTAAAGCAGTCAAAGATGAAACTCTGCGTACAATGGATGTGCATGAAGCAGGCTGAATTCAGGGCAAAGGGCATTATTTGCTTTTGGCAGTATGAGTCCCAATTTTGGAACGACGAAGTTAAGCGTATCATAGGGGAAGCCGAGACGGAGACAGGTGTAGAGTTGAACCTTGTTCCGGTACAGACGCCTAAAACAACGAACAAGATACTTCGTATGATAAGCATGCATCCATATTATCAGAATTCCCGGATGCATGTCAACGAGGAACTGAAAGCAAGCCCGGACATTACTGTCGGCTTGAAACAGTTGTATGCTGTTGAACCGGGCATGACAGAACATGATGACAGCCCGGACGCTGACGAACAGGCTGTGAGGAAACTAGAAATATATACTGATCCTCCACAGTCAGAGGACGAGCCCGCGACACGCCCGTGGAAGGCGGGAAGATATAAACGTAAATACACTTGGTAACTATGAAGTATATCAACATGGATGACCTGGCGACCGTCATACAAAATCGGTTGCTGGTTGAAAGTATCGAAAAAGACGAGGAAGTTTTGAACGGGATTGAAGATCTTGTCATCAGTGAAGTGTCCGCCTATATAAGCGGTCGTTATGACGTGAAAAAGATATTCGGTATTCCCCCAATACGAACGGGATTATTAATCCGGATAATATCCTGCATTACCGCTTTCCGTGCGGTAAGTCGGAACGCAGCCCGGAAAACGGGAAATAACCCATTATCAGACATGAACGACTGGGCTGACCTTATACTTGCCAAGTTACGTGACGGAATCATGTCACTGCCACCTGAAATTCCTTTGATAACAGATGAAGAAGGCAATGTCGAATCTCCCATTCTGTTTGGTCATACACGGAACAACGGATGGTTTCTTTAAATAGTTTTTAAACCGCTTTTAAAAGGTATGTTATGTACAAGAAGTTAAGAGAAATATTCAACTGGTTTCAGCAGAAAGCAATTCGTCGAATGAGTCTGAAGAATGTACTTAATGAGTATTATTTTCGGATAGATAGCAGTGGGACACAATCTTCGTCAAGTGCTGCTTATAAAAGGCAGGCTGTCGTCTACCGTGAAAAGACCATTGATGATTGGATTATGGCGGTAACTTCGGCAACTGATCCGGATGATCCTCGACGTGGCTTGCTGTACAGGTTCTACCAGTCATTGTACAATGACGAACATTTACAAACGACGATTGACAATCGTGTATTACCTGTACAACAGGCGGAATTCAACCTTGTCGATGACAATGGCAATGAGGACGAGGAGGCGAAGAAACTGCTGGATCGTCCGTGGTTTCACCAGCTTATCAGAATTTGTTTTCTACATCAGTTACAGGGAGTATCGCTTGCCGACATTTCCCATCTTGATGAAAACTTGGAAATCAGCCATGTAGAAGAAGTTCCCATGTCCAACTATATCCCGCAACAGATGATAATCGTCAAGGAGGAGTCAGACAAAACCGGATGGTCATATAAGGACGGTGCACTTGAACCCTATTATGTCCAGTTCGGAAACGCATGGGCTTTGGGAATGCTCAATGAACTGTCAATTATCATCCTTGCAAAGAAACTGGGCTTAGGCTCGTGGATGAATTACATTGAGAAATACGGCATTCCGCCCGTCTTCGTTACTTCAGACAGACAGGATAAAAAACGTTTGGACGAATTATTCGAGATGATGTTGGATTTCAGGAATAATTTCTTTGCAGTCCTGTCCGGAAATGAAAAGGTCGAGTATGGGAAAGAAGCCGGAGGAAATACAACCAATGCCTTTTTACCGTTAGAGGAACGATGTGACAACCAAATCAGCAAGCGTTTGCTTGGTCAGACGGGTACAACTGAAAACGGGGCGTGGGAAGGTACGGCAGAAGTCCATGAACGTGTTGAAAAATCACGGCACGAATATGACAAGATGATTTTCCAGTTCTATTTTAACTATATTATCATCCCTAAACTGGTAAAGATAAGCCCGGTATATAAACCACTTGAAAGGCTGAAACTGAAGTGGGACGACACGGAAAGTTTGTCTATCACGGAATACATCGAAGCGATCAACAAGCTGGCTTATACCTTTGAATTTGACCACGAAGAGGTCGCAAAGAAAACGGGACTTCCGATCATTGGTCAAAAGAAAAATCCCGGTGGTGAGCAACAGGGAGGAACATTGCCGAATCAGCCAAAAACAGACCCTCAAAAAAAAAAGACCGAACCGGACGATGAAGCGGTAACGTCACCCTCCATGGAAGCCGGAGAGTATGATTTCAGCGGCATCATCGGCAGGGTGATGAAACAAGTTTATGAACGAAAGGTCAAAACGGGAGATATTGATGAGGAATTATTCAGGAAGACATACGGGGAACTGAATAAGAAGGCGGCTGAAGGATGGGGAAAAGACGACTATAATGATCCGGAACTGGCGGAAGATACCCAGCGGATACGTGACAACTTGTTCAAGTTCTCCGGAGCGAAGACGTATCAGGAAATTAAGGAGATGAACGATGCCCTTTATGATGATAAGGGGAAAAAACTTTCTTATGAGGACTTCCGGGAAAAGGTTATGGCAATTCATAAAGACTATAATGAAAATTACCTTCGCACGGAATTTGAAACGACAGAAACAAGTTGCAGACGCGCCAGTGAATGGCAGGAATTCAAGGAAAATGCGGATATAATGCCTAATCTGAAGTATGTGACTGCAGGGGATGAACGGGTAAGAGAATCACATAGGATACTGGATGGTGTCGTAAAACCTATTAACGACCCGTTTTGGCTGCAGAACTACCCGCCAAACGGATATCGGTGCAGGTGTTATGCCGAACAAACGGACGAACCGGAAACGCCTGCTACGCCTATTGTGACGATACCGGATGCCTTTGCGAACAACGTAGGGCAATCCGGTGAGATATTCACGGTCGCACATCCTTATTTCTCAATGCCCGACGGGCATTTGGCAAAAATCAGGAAGGAGACGGAACGGAGCAAGTTATATGCTCCTTACCATCGTGATCCGGAATCGAAAGTGATGATCAGCGATTTTGCTGATCCGAAAGATTTGGCAAAGAATGTGGAAAGCGCACGGGTAATTTCAAAGGAACTGAAGATGAAAGTGAAAATCCGCCCGCACATCAACGAGGACGGGGTGAAGAACCCGGAATATCTGATTGACGAAAAGCTGGCAGACCTGAAAAACATTCAGGGACTTGGCGGTATAAAACACGGACTTGACAGTTCGAAAAAACAGCAGTGCGAATATACTGTATTCAATTTGAGCGCTTTTGACACTGTCGAACCGGAAATGCTGAAAAACAAACTGAACGGCATATACAAACTGTATGGCGAAAAGTATTCCGGGCAGCAGATGGTGTTCATTTATAAGAGAAAAGCCATGAAAGTGTCATGGCAAGACGTGGCGGAAGGAAAAGCAACCGACCTTCTTAAAGAACTTCAGGAGCAGTAGCCGAAACTACCACTCCTGAAGGGAGCTCTTGACCTGTTACAGCCGCGAACATTGCAAATATACAATTTTATTTTGAAATGCAAATGGAAAGAACTGAATTACCTGATTTTTTTAAAGAATTATCCACACTGGTAGAAGATGCGCACCGCTACGCAAAAGTTGCAGGTGTGAACTTCTTCAGGCAGAATTTTCGCAGGCAGGGGTTTCTTGATACATCATTGACACCGTGGAGTAAAAGGTCACTCACAATCGGTTCGGATCGTGGCGTATTGATACAAAGCGGGAAACTTCGCGACAGCATCCATGCGGTCAGCCGTGGAATAGACCGTATCATTTATCAGACCGATCCGCTGGCTTATGCCAAGATCCACAATGAAGGCGGGTACATTGTCGTAACGGAGCGAATGAAACGTTATTTTTGGTATTTGTACATGAAGTCGACCGGATCAATGCAAAAGAGGAAAAATGGCGAATTACGGCAAAATAAAGCCAATGAGCGGCTGTCTACAATGGCTTCCTTTTACAAAAGTATGGCACTTAAAAAAGTAGGCAGCAGGATAAGAATCCCCAAACGTCAGTATATGGGTGAGTCCGCTACGTTTATGAAGCAACTCGATACATGGATCGCATCGGAGATTGACAAACGATTCTCGAATATTTAATCTATATAGTTATGATTTGGACAGACTGCTACAAAGAACTGGTTGAAATAATACGGGGCAAAGATGAGTTCCTCGCATCTATCCCGGATGAGTATTCCGAGCTAAGGGAACGGATGGAAAATACACCGGGGATTGAACATATAGACATGTGGCATGAACAGATTAGTTTTCTCGATGAAGAACATCCCTTTTCGTCCCCGGCTGTATTCATTGAATTTAATACGCTTGGTATTGAGGACGAAGGGTTACTCGTTCAGCGGCTTCATACGCAGATTGATTTCCGGCTGTTTTACGAAACTTTTTCCGATACCTACGAAGGTGCGGCAATGCAGGAAGAGGCGTTGTCCTTTCTTGACCTGTTGACATTGCTGGGGATGATGTTACACGGAAAATCGGGAAAGAACTTCGGCACGCTCCGACGTACCCATGTCGGACGGGAAGAGTCGGGGGGTGCGGGAAACCTGTACCGGATCAGCTTTGAATGTGAAATCATGGATTACACCACAATGGAGCTTACAAGCCATGCCGACATGAAAGACCGTGAAATGAAAATTAGCAATGGAGACTTACCGGAGAAAACGGAAGACGAAGAACCGCTGTATCATCCATGATGCAACGGTTAAAAACCAAGACTAAGTTGATTTGTATCGTTCTTTTTTGAATCGGGCTTTTTGCCCTCTTTTAATTGTTCGTAATATGATAAATTCTCCGATATATAAAAAATCCGTTTGTAGATGTAGTTCTGATCAAGAAAGAACAGGTCATGACTCATACGCAAAAGAACATCCTCCAAACGGATGCGCTTTTTATCATAGAGATGATAGAACGTTTCTACCATCTTCCGGTCACGTATTTTGGTCATTTCAGGATTCCGCATAAGAAAGCATTATTATAGCGCAAATATACGGATTTCCAGTGATTTGTCAAAATTGAATATAAGCCTGCGGGGGAAAGGCTATAAAAAGCCCCCAGCCTGTTAGTAAAGACGCCAATCACATACTAACAAAATGCGAGCAGACGCACAGCCGGGGGCAAAGACCCTTGCTGCGTCTACTCGCATTTTTGCTTTATGTGATTGGCATTGCAAAGATAATCAAATTTGTATCATGAAAGTCATAGAGATATTAAACTTTAATCGGGAGCTCTTGAAAAAAATACAGGATGCCGGAATAAGGCTTGAAGATTGTCGCTATATCGATCTGTATACGGATTATATGGAACTGCTGGGACATGGCGAGAAAGTGTCTTATATAGTCGCAGCATTATCTGACAAGTACCTTGTTAGTGAGAGAAAGGTATATAGTCTTATCAAGCGTTTCCAAAGTGACTGCAAAATGTTTGCAGTGTAAACAACTTCATGTATCGTGCCGGATTGATAGCCCCGGAGTACTTTTGTCCCGAACTCAAAATTATTAGTTATGGGAAAATATACGTATAAACCGCAATATGGCGTTATCGTCATTTGCACAGATGAAAAAGAACAGCAGGCTATTTATGAACGCCTGAAAGCTGAAGGTTTAACTTTAAAGGTAGTAAGTGTATGAGAGTAGAAGTACGACACCATTGCAGCGATTTTGACAGCTATCGCGCTGCAAGGGTAAAAAGCCTTTTCAATGCGGAAAATGGCTGTGACTGGGAAAAGGTGGCTGAATTGCCCATCGAGGGCAAGGAATGGCAAATAGGTTTGATTGTCGGACCTTCAGGAAGTGGAAAAACCAGTATCGGAAGCAAAATCTTTAACGAGCCGATTTATGACCTTTATTCCGGTTGGGACAGCAATAAACCTATTATTGACTGCATCGCTCCGGACGGGGATTTTAATACGGTCACCGGAATGCTTTCGGCTGTAGGTTTGGGGGACGTTCCGGCATGGCTACGCCCCTTCAATGTGCTGTCGAACGGTGAGAAATTTCGCGCTGGTTTAGCCCGTTTGGCTTGCGAACGTCCGGAGCATGCCGTCGTTGATGAATTTACGTCCGTGATTGACCGTCAGATCGCGAAAGTGGGTGCGGCAGCATTCTCTAAAACTTGGAGACGTGGCAAAGGTAAGATTGTCCTTCTATCCTGTCATTATGATATTATTGAATGGTTGCAGCCGGATTGGGTGTACGATACTGCGGAGGCACGCTTTTACGAGCGTGACTGTCTTCGGCAACGTCCAAAACTCGAGCTTCAAATTTATAAGGTCAGGGGAACTGTATTCCCAAGACTGTTTAAACAGCATTATTATTTAGACTTGCCGTTGCCCGTTGCTGCGGAATACTTCGTGGGTTTCATTGGGAACGAACCCGTATGCCATTTGGCAGTAGCCCCCCTTTTCACAGCTGGAGCGTATCGCTCGACGCGTTTGGTTGTCATGCCAGAATGGCAAGGCATCGGAGTTGGCACTAAATTTTTAGCTGCAGTATGCGAATATCATCTGAAAGGGAACGGACGTTGTGGGAAAAAACTACCTGTATTTTTCCATACTTCACATCCCCAGTTATGCGGAGCTTTACGGCACTCAAAGAAATGGGTACAAACAGGAGCCAGTCTTTATGGCTCAAATAAAGCAAGAAGCGCAAGTTCGATGGCAAAGTCCATGCAGAGAAAAGGAAAACCTACTAAATGTTCTACCGGATACGGAGGTCATTTCAGGGCAGTACAGGCATTTAAATATATTGGGGAATATGATCATCAAGATATTAGGAAATAAGGACTCACAGGCTTACAAAATAGCGGAAGCCTGTGTACGCGATAAAGGTCACCGTGTTTGGAACGAAAACACCGGAGTGTATGATCTAGCCATTGCCCCGCTTCTGACGGAAAAGGTGTCGGTGGAAGTGTTGAAAGAACCACTTTACGGGACATTGATATTTCACCCGTCACCACTGCCGTATGGACGTGGAGCGTCTTCAATCAAATGGGCTTACAAACGACAAGAGCCAATCACTGCCGCCACATGGTTTTGGGCGGATAACGGACTCGACACGGGGGATATATGCGAACAGGAAATAGTCAAAATAGACTATTCAGCCCGACCGCGTGATTTTTACGAGCGTGATATTCTACCCGCTATGGAAAGGACATTGGTACGTTGCTTGGACAACATTCAAATGGGATATATACGAAAAATACCGCAGGTGGAAAGCTATTCAAGCTATGACAAGCGGTTATAAACATTTTTAGAAAAAACGAAAGCCGTGCAGAAGAAAAGTTCCGCACGGCTTCATTATTATTCGTTAATTCTTTTAAGCCAATCACTAACACATTTTTCCACTTCTGCATAGCTGACAAACGTTCTTTTTTCAACAACTACTAAGTGTCGCATTAATTCACTGCGAATCATTCCTGTATCATCCTTCCAAATATTTATAGCTCCGTTATTTCCGGAAGAAGTGCACGCATATCCCAATTCTAGTGTCGGTTCTATATCGCTAATATCGTTAATCCAATATGCATCAACTTTGTACTTCTTTACCCCAGGAAGCTTCTTTAATTGACAAAAAGGCTTTTCTTTCTTTACGACTATATTCTTATTCATTTCTGATTTGTTACGAATTAAAATGCTTGATAAGTTCTTCGGCTGTTGCCTTGTGAGTTTTTGAGTAGTCGAATTTAATTAACTGGAAATACTCTTTTAGTTCAAGAAGAGAATGGATATCGCTGATTACCCATTTCTCACCATCAGTAAACCATTGATGAATATCTGAATCATTTCGCAGGGATGCTAAAGCAAGAAACAAATCCTCACTTTCTTCACAATTAATGAATCCGGCTAAATCATTCAATTCACCGAATGATATAATGTTCGTGGATACTCCACAAACACAAGGATATGTAATATTCTCTGGTATTCCATATACTTTTCTGTCGCCTATACTTTTTAATGCTATCAGTAGACGATTAGCGTGATTTCCGTCTTTAACAGCCATATAGCATGGTGTTGTAAATCCTTTATTTTTCTTCATTTCTTTATCGTTATTCTTCAGTTATGCAAAAAACTATCTTCTTTAAAAGTTTTATTTCCCAAGCATGAACAATGATTTTCTGTTTTCCTTTTTGGATCACAATTTTCCCATTCGTATCCTTGCCTATCAGCAATGGTTCTTTTTCTTCAGGTAATTCAATATTTTCGTTCATCTCTATCTTTTATTGAATTAAAATCGTTCTATCAAATCTCTGTTCATCAATCAATTCAGGAACACCCGAAGTTAAATCCCAAAGCCGGTATTCCTCAAACATTCGAGTTTCCGGATTCATCTTTAGTGTCAATCTTCCAATTTTTATAGTTGTTTCCTTTTTTGGAAAAAACACATCAGTACCTCGAATAGTAAGTCCCCATCGGGTAATGGCTTTTGTTTTTGGCTCAAACATATTGGCTCCTTTCTTTATTTGTTTTGAATTATAATTTTATTTTAAAATAACTCTCTAAAGCTTCCTTGCAATCCATTTTTCCAAAAGCACCTTCCTTTACAATAGAAAAGGATTCATAGCTATTAAAAAAAACATTATGTACAAATAGATCGTAAATACTCTCAAACTTAGAATGGCATTTTGGCGGCTTCTCTCGTGGTTTATCCCACCACTCTTGACCAGCATTTATCCATGCTTTAACAAGATTGGGTGTTTCTTTAAAATCAGACAACCCGTTATCTGCTTGTAACGGACATCCACGGCATCCAAGCCTTTTCTTTACATTGAAATGACCGTTCGCATCATAATATAATGGGTGACATTGTATGTTTTGCATTGCAATAAAATCAGAGATATCTCTATCTGTCCACTCAAGTATTGGAAGTACAACATTTACGTGATTTTTTTTATTCCCATAAATGCGACATACAATCGGTTCTTTGTACCTTTTCATGCGCTTTACACTTTCGCAACGTCTAATTCCTTGTATTGCATTATCCAATATCTTATACTCTTTCAGATCTTCACAGCAAAAGCGTGCTCTTCTTGTGGGAAACCCATTTTGCTTTATCAAGTCAAAAAACGTATCTTCGGTTCTCGAATTTCAACGCCATTCTCCCTGCAATGCTTTATAGTTCCGGCTGGATCAATCGTGGTTTTCTTATAGATAGCCCGATATCGTATATCAGCCATTTTTGCAAGCTCCAGAATAACATCGCTATCTTTACCACCGGAGTAAGAGAGTTCTATTTCATCCGACTTAATAGATTTCAGAAGTTTTATCGACCTGTCTATTTTTTCAATTAGCTCCATTTAGCTTCTTTCTTTTTCAAATATTATTAAAAAACGATCTTTCCCGTTTGTCAGCCTTTTATTTTAAAACTCCACAATAAGCTAAAATCGATAAAGAGGTAAATATACATATTACTGATATTAAATATAAAATCAGCAGATTCTCAAAGCTATTATCTTTTTTCATGGCTGTACTGTTACGGTTTATATTTCCTTATCAAATAGTATTTCAAACGTCCCATTCTTTCAGCTATCCATACGAATGGCATCAGAATGTAGGTAAAGGACAGTATCGGTATTGCGAGCAGAACACCAGGAATACAATAAAGGCTCCATACCACACGCCATTTTAGTTTACTTTTATTCATAATTTTTCTTTCTTGAGTTATTCGGGAATTTCTTCAATGTCAAACCACTCTACATCGGGATTATTCAGTCCATAAAAAGTTATTAATCCTTTACGGT